TACTTCATTGTTTTTTTTCGATCAAGAGAAATTTGATTTTTTTATTAATACTATATCGAATTTATTAAAGATAACTTAAATATTTCAAAATAAATATTTGATATTCGTTTGTTCTTGACACGCTTTTATGATGATGGTAATGACCACACAACTTAAAACTTCTCAAAATGTCGGGGCGTGGCGCAGTCTGGTAGCGTATCTGAATGGGGTTCAGAGGGCCGGTGGTTCAAATCCACTCGCCCCGACCATTTTTTCTTAATAAATTCAATCACTTATCTTTTATTAACCTCCTTGTTTTGTTCCTCTAAAGTTCCACTAATCTTGCCTCTAAACTCCAATACATTAGTAATACGGATTTCCGATCTCTGTGCATATTTTCTTGTCATAGTCGATGTTGTGTGACCAAGAATATCTCTAACCATTTCCATCTCAACACCTTCGTCCATAAGCTGACAGCCTAAACTATGCCGGATACCATTATAAAGATTAATATCTATCTCAGCTTTACGGCAAGCATTTTTCCATTTCTTAGTCATTGATTTCCATGTATAAGGTGTGCCGTTTTTACGGTTAAAAACAAATGGGGAAGGGCAGAGAGGGTTATTTTCAAGAATAGACCTAGCATGTTCAGTTATCCCATATCGCCTGATTACTCCTGTTTTAGTCGATTCTCTTAATTCGCCATCACTCATAGCTCTCTTTATTATTATTTCTTTATCGACAATACAATCCTTCTGCAATGCACAAACTTCACCAATTCTTAGGCCGTATTCCATAGCAAATTCAAAAATCCCCCGATCATGGACAGGTAGAAAACTTAATACTTTTTGCTGCTGTTCATAAGTTAGATACTTAATTTCTTGCTGTTCACCGTTTTTCAATTTTGGGAAGGGGGGTATCTTTTTGATGATTTCATCTTTATAGGCACATTTCAGCATTGATTTTAAGGTATTTAATACGTGATATTTTCCTTTTGTTGTCAGAGGTAGTTCCTTGTAAAAAATATCTAATTTTGATGGTATAAAATGTCTTACATCAAAATCTTCACCAAAGTAATTAATAGAATGCTTCAATGCTTTTTGGTAAAATTTAATTGTGGTGGGGGTTACGGATAAAGTTTTCAACCATTGTTCTGAATAACTTTTAATAGATAAAGGAGACTTCGGCATATAGGATTGAATTAAAAATACGCCGTCATCAATCTCCGATCTTATTTTATTTAGCAATTTATTGGCTGTTTTCTCATGCCAAATTGGTTCGCCGTTGTAATGCCATATTTTATTGCGCTTGCCATTCCAGTATAAAGAAACATAATAACGTCCCGCTGGTGCATGGAATTGATACGATCCCTTCATAAATCCATCTCCTTTTGATTGATGCTCAGAAGATAGCACATTGCAGGTATTAATTGACTCCGCCGTCGAATCCATAGAAAAACCCATAGCCTTAGATTGGATTTTCGAGTTCTGTGGACTATGGGTTCTGCGGTTCTATGGATTAGGCGAATGATTTTTCACCTGCCTATTTTATTTACATCAATTTGATTAATTATTCAATCTAAATATTATCTATCCAAAAGTCATTATTTCGCATTTAGATTACCGTATTCCGAAGGCTGCTCGCCATTTTTATCAATAGCATCAAGGCAAAACTCAATTTTTTCCACGTCTATCATTCTTTTTTCAAGTATTTTTGCCAGCGCGTGAATTTGGAATAAAACTGAACCGATGTTTGCTTCTTTGCTGCTTACTACTATACTTTTTGCCATTTTCTTACCCTCCAAAATAAAAAAGCCGCATGGAGTTCTCAAGGCTTTAAACAAGCCCCCCTTAGATTACTCTTTCGGGACTCCACACGACTAGATTTTTGTTTACGCCACAAAAAAAAGCCAACATAACGGAGTGGCCTTTCCGGTTTAAATTTTGAGAGCTACAATATACGCGCTTTCACATAGAAAACGCAAGTAGATTTTTACAAGATTTTTACAATGACATACGTTCTACCATTTCCGAAACTGATAGCCCGGTGTCTGCTGATTTTGATTCCTCGGTTTCTTGAGCGTGAAACAGCTCCGTGTATTTCTCCCGCATTCGGCCAACTTTTTTATTTACAGTCGGCCGACTTTTTTTAAACATTTCTGCAACTTCTTTTCCTGTAAATCCGAATACATCGACTAGCAAGAAATATTTTTGATCCTCTGTGAATCTGTCAAGTTTAGCCGCTTTTATTCCCTCTTTCCGAGCTGCCAGTATCTTAACAATTTTCTCAATGGCGTATTTGGATTTCGTGAACATGATGTCAATATGCTGTTCGGTAGTTCCGAATCGTTCAGCCAATTCGGAACGCGGAGTTTTTTTGAAGAATCTTTCGACAAAAATCGTTGCTTTGTCGGGTTTAGTGCTTTCGCTACTCCAAGGAAAAGTGTCATCTGTGGAAAAATCCTCCACCTCATAATCATTAACGGCGGAGAAATGCACTTCTCTAAACGGCGGGAATACAACGATTGAATCATTGTAATGGCGCTCATAAACTTGGTTTTGATCCCATAGGATAGCATTCACGGCTTTGCATGGTGTGGTGCATTGATTTCGTTTTTCGCAATTCTCACAAAGTTTTTCTTCCATGGTTTCCTTCCCCCTATTCAGGTTTCTTTTCGGTGTCCGGCAATGAGTTCATATTCTCCAGTTGTCGTACTTCGTCAATGGTCAGAAAACCCGCGTCAATGGCTACTTTATAGCTTTCAAATCGGGTTTTTGTATCACTCCTCAAAAAGTCCTGCGTAAGAAATTCGATGAAATATTTTTCTTTTTCCGACTCGGTCAAAAGGCTTTTCATCATTGCCTGTTCGATTCTGGTCAACCACGGTTGCAGACAATGGACAAGAAATGACCTATTTTGCTCAACTACATTGCTGTACGTCGATCTTTCGTGATCTTGAATCAGATTCAGCGGCACCCTGAACACTCTGGCAATTTCTACAACGCTGAACTTTTGGGACTCGATCAATTGTGAGTCCTGCGGCGATATGCCTATTGATTGCCACTTTAAATCGCTATCCATTACGGCAACTTTATGATGCTTTCCTTTGCCTTCGTGCCCGCCTGCCCATGCTTTTTGAAGGTTTGCTCTAGCATCTGGCCCTAATGTGTTAGGTGTCGATAATATCCCGCCGGGACTTGCATCATTTTTAAAGTAGCTTGAACTGTACTCTTGCACTGCCTTACAATATCCGAAAGAATCACGAAGCAAAGTCAATGGACTGTAGCCTGTTATCCCATCGGCGCTCAATCCCCTGATATGCAGGATATCAGACATGGGATAAACTTTCTCAATGCCATCGGATTGATGTTTATAAACAAGCTCACGCCCCTGAACCTCAACAGTTATCTTGTCTGGATGTAATGGCCATAATGCCACAATTTCGCCTTGATCTCTTTCTATGTAACAGTACGCATTCCCCCGCAAGCATAAATGACCGACTAATAACTCCCGCAATTCAAAAGAAGTCATCAAGGGATTAGGCGAATCGTGCAGTAAACGGAAAAGGGAAAAGTCTCTGGCTCGCTCTCGATCCCCATTATTAAATTTTTTATAAGTAATTAACGGGAGGCTTGCTATGGCCTCAGACAGCACACGAACACAGGCAAAAACCGCAGGAATGCCAAGCGCAACCGTTTCATTAATATGAATGCCGGAAGAGGTTTCCCGGCCTTCAAAAGCGTCAAGGTTCGCCCAGGATCGTTTTTTAAAAAATGGAAAGTTAAATTTCATGCTCTTCATCCTCATAAGTAAAGCGGGGAATTTCACCCCGCCCCATGTTAAATTGATTATTCTCCGCGTTCTGCTAAACCGACAACCCAACTCATCGTGTCGCCGTTTTTCGGCGTGATAGGCGCATTCCAAGTTCCCATTCCATCAAACCGCAATAAGGCTCTATAGCTCATTAAATCCTGTGACCATCCGGGAATATTACTTTTTTCCAATTTCATGTCTCTGCGGATGCCAATTGCGTATTGGCTCAAATCGACAAACATCAGATCGTCCTCATCCCCGACCACCGGCATGTGGCTATTGAACAAAACTTCGCGCCCTAAAATATAGAACCTGCCGCCGACTTCCGTCATCGCCGGAACATAAGCACTTGCAGTACCAATTGTAAGGCCGATAAGCTGAGTGATTGCCGTACTGTTGGCAAGCCACACGGCGCGTTGACGACCTGCCGGATACATTCTTGCAAACATTTTTGACAAATTCGCAAATACAATGGTATCCGCAACCTGTCCTTCTTCCTTCGCCACGGTGATTTTGGCAGGATCGTATCTCAGGCCGCGAGGTTCACCGGGTGCGCCTACACCATTGATGAAAAAGTCATCCATCCCGTAGCCAATACTTGCTCTCATAGCCCTATCTAATTGTGCGTCAAATCCCAGCCCATCCTCTACCAATTCATTAGAAGCTTCCGCAAATATTGCGCCTTTTTTTGCCGTTAATTCGATAGTGCGGAGCTTGCCGACTTGAGGTGTCCCGGTTCCCGTTTCGGCAAGAAATTCCATTTTGAATCCCCCGAAAACAGCCCCTGTGGACTGATCGCTAACATCCCAACCCGGAATTTTGCGCGTTGCACTTTCCATAGGCCAAACGGTTGCACGCGGCCTGATTATTTCACTCTCGATAGAATCATCAAACCATTTTGCGGCAAGAGGTTCCGGGACTGACGCGCCACCAGACGGCAAGCTACCTTCAATCATCGAGGCACGGAAAGCACGGATTTCCTCTTCATTGACTTCCAGTTTCCTGCCATTGTTAAACATGCCACAATAAGAACGATCTGTAGCAGGCCCGCCAACTATCTCAATGATTGACCTGTTCTCTTTTTTAACATCCGGCGTGAAGGGAGAAATCTGATCCTTCTTTGCTTTGTCGGCAATGTCCAAAGCATCCAATCTGCTATCGAAAGACCGGATTTCACTCTTTAACACTTCCATTCTTTCGGCATCCTCTCCCGACTTTGCCAGTTCACTCATTTCCTCAATTGCTGCTTTCTTCGATTTCAAAATGTCGTTACGATCCATGCTTTTTTTCTCCTTTTTATGGTCAATCGACCGATTAATTCCTACTGTGTTATCTGCTGGTGCCGCAACTAATGAGACTTCATAAGGTTGCCATTTTGTTGCAATAAATCCGCGTTTTGTTTTCTGCTTTTCAATGATCCGATAGCCGATAGACAGATTCCTAAGAATGCCGTCTTGTACATCGCGCCATAATCCATCCTCATTGGCCGATAGCCTAATTGTCCCCCTCAACTTACCGCCTACAACTGCCAATCCCTCCACCACCCCTACGGGTAAGGACGAATTGTCATGTGCCCGCAGTAAGGGAAGGGGTGCCCTTGATAAGTCCACTGCATCCGGCGTATGCCTCAAGATTTCTTCCCCGTCGAACCTCTGAACAGGAAATTCACTCGATAAGCTTGCCTGAACAGTCCGGGATTCCGCCCGGATACTCCCAACATCTATTTCAAAACTTCTTTTTTCCATTTAACCTCCTGTATAGAACAATCGTTCCAATTTATAAGCAGGCAACAAAAAACGGGCAAATCAGTGTGTCGGCACCGACATGCCCGTTAATTTGTATAGGTTCGGGGTAGCTAATCCCTTACCCGCCTGATTTTAAAAGATGCTCAAGGCATCAAATCCACATTATGCTCGGTGCAATCTCCTTTTTCTGATTTCTCAAGGCCCCATCAAGGGCCATTATTGTTGACACAACCATGTCAATTTTTTCCCGGCTGCGTTTCTTAGAAGGCTTGATATTGCCCGCCGGATCGGTTTCTGCAATGACATTACCAAAACACCACTTTAGCGCCGGATTATCGGGAAATATTATTTTTCGTGATAAGATAAGTTTTTCCAGTTCCTTAGAAGGTGGACTCATAGAAGCGAAGCCTTGCCCGAATTCCAAAACAGTCAAGTCCATGTCCTCAAGGTCTTTAACGATCTTTGTAGCGCCCCAGCGGTCAAACAAGATTGCTTTTAAATTATATTTTCTGGCAATCGCTTCAATGCGTCGTAAGACATAGCCATAGTCAACCACACTTCCGGGTGTAGCCTCGATATAACCTTGCCGATTCCACAAGTCATACGGCACCCTGTCGGCTTTGGAGCGGGCTTTAATCGCGTTTTCCGGGCACCATGCAAAATGCAGAGTATAAAAAGGCTCGTTTTCTTCCATTGGTACGAAGCAAAGAGACAAAGCGCTTAAATCCTGTGTGCTGCTCAAATCTAATCCGGCGTAACATTCCCGGCCTGATAAATCAGGCATCGGCCCCACGCACGCATTAAAATCCGCTGTCCCGATCCATTTCGCCGCCGCATCAACTCTCATGTTCAGATATAAATTTTTGAAAACTGATTCTTTAGCAGGAATTTTCTTTGCCTGTTCCGCGAATATCCGCATTTCTTCCAGTGACCGGAAATCATCAAGCGCCGGATTACAATCAAACCAGACTTTCTCATCCCATGGATCGCAATCATCCGGCGCTGCATAGACACACCCGTAAAAATGAGGATCATCCGGCAAGGTGCCGCCCTTGATTGCAAGGGCATAGTCCACAAGCTCACTCATAATATGGTTCGGGTCGGCGCTCTGCGTGCCGATTATAACCATTAAAGGTTCTTTCCTTGCGCCGGTGCCTGTAGATAAGTTGTCATAAAGCTCCCGGTCTTTACTCTGTGCAAGTTCATCATAGACCACCATTGAAGGACTTAAACCGTGTGCTTTCCTCGCATCTGAACTCATTGCATTGTAAGTGCTGCCGGTCACTGTGTCCGTTATTGTCCTATGAAAAGATTGGATGTGACAGCGTTCCGCAAATTCAGGAATTGATAAAATGATTGCTTCTAATTCCCGATAGATAATTGCTGCTTGTTCTCTATCCGCTGCGGCGCTCATAACCTGCCCTCTTGACTCAGCCTCAGGCCCTAAAAGGTGACACAATGCAAGGGCCGCAATCAAAGAGGATTTCCCATTTTTTCGGGGTAGGGTAATTAAAGTAGTGCGGATTTTTCTTTGTCCATTTTCATCAACGGCATAAATGGCTCGAATGATTTTTTTCTGCCAATCACGAAGAACCAATTTTTTCCCAGCGTGCATTCCGGCTGTAATTGGCAACGACTCACAAAAGGCAATAACCTTTTCAGCTCTGGAATACTTTTTTCTATCCCAAGGCGGACGTTTTGCCCGGCTTCGTTTTCTCATATTAGCCGATTTAACGGCTGCGGATTTCGGCCCTCTAGCTCCCATAACTAAAACTTACTCACAATTTGGTTATCCACGCGGTTATCTCTGCTACCTATCCGATGATTTTTCCGCTTAGCTCGTTCGGCTGCTGTTTTCTCCCCGTGACACTTCCAGCACAATGACATTGCGTTGCTCTCGTCCGTCAATGCTCCCCCGTCCTTGATTTCGACGATATGATCCACCATAGCAGCGGGCACGTCACCACGTCCTTCACGTTCGCATTGCTCGCATAAAGGGTGTTTGTTAATGTACCACGCCCTAAACCTTCGCCATGTGGGTGACACATAAAAGGCGTCTGTTTCCTTCGGTGCCCTCGCTGGCTGGTGTGTCTTGCAGTAAGCACCTCCCGGTTCGGCTAGGTTAGGGCAGGGGTAAGCAGCACAATATTTGTTGGGTTTGTTTGACATAATAGCTCGCTTTTTTTTATTTTATACATCGCGAAGCCGCAGCGCCGCAGGCGTGCTTAGACAGTACACTGGTATAGAATGCCTGCGGCGCTTCGGGGTGGTGCGGCCTCTGCATGGTATTGCCCAATGATTTCACGACCACGATTGTAAAGGACGACTTCACTTTCATGTTGAATTAGCCACTCCGCCCGTCCATGATCGGTTTTAAGTTTATTAAATTCAATTAATGCAGCTTCACCGTTGGGGTCGTCATGTCTCTTCCATTTTGCATAAGCTGTATCTTCAGTTTTTTTATTAACTTTAGTCTTAACCTGCTGACCTTTTTTATTTCTTATTTCATTCTGTTCACGGGATTTGGTGAACCTTTGGGAAAAAGATTGCTTCCAGGGTTCATTTAGAATATCAACAACCAGGGTTTCGATGATGTACTTGCTTTGTAGCCGAACAGCGTTGGGGTGTTTGCATTTTGTAATAATTACAATACGTTCATCACTTCGTACAGTCCAGTATTGCCCCCTAATTTGCCTAGATAGAAAGTTATCCAGGGCTTTCTTTTCTTCATTGGTTGCCACTGGGGGTCTTTGCGATACGTAACTGGTTACTGCCAAATCAGTAGCCTTCAATATGTTTTCATAGCTTTTGATTCTCCTGTTTCGGCATTTTTCACACGTCCATTTTTTGCAAAAAAAAGACCTGCTGTATGACTTGGGCGCGAATATATATCCTTGCGCCCCGCATTTAAACGGCTGCTTTTCAGAAATTACACCCCTTTCTTTTGCTACCCCTCTCATTTTTATTGAAAACCTAAATTCCTTTTTATTTTTACCACTCAGAAAAAAACTTAATAATATTCACCAAGTATATTCTCATTACCATATAAGCAAATTATTTCAATAACTTATAATGATTTGCTGTGAGGAAAAGTGTCTACTATAATTGATACATATATAGACACTTTTCCTAAACCTAATTTCCTGTAACTTAATGACATTATTAATGATTTCTCCTTTGCTCACCTATTTGGTGGATATTATTGACTTTTTTCCTCTTGATTTTGCTCTTCCTTATCCTGAGTTTCGTAACCTTATGATATTATTGACAACTACACATTGTTCACATTTTTGGGTATTGGGTTTTCTTCCCCGCTTCTTTTTCTGAATCCGATCCGCAGGAAAATTAATAACAATCCCCTTTTTCGATTCCAAGAAGGTTAAGTTATAAAAAGCCGAATATGTTCGCTGCCAAACTTTTTCCGTCAAGTGAGGTAATTTTTCGCCGATTGCATCTTGATACTGGAGAAACACTTTCCAAGCTGTAGTGTTCAGAGCTTCCCCGGCCATCTCAAGAATTAGCATCTCAAATTCAGCGTTATGCGGTTTTGGGCGATTACGCAGGAGTGTAAAAAATTTCGGTAAAGTTTCATGCGTGACGCATTCAGCCATTTCAGAAAATGTTTGACGATCCCCCATAATCACACCTTGTTAAAGTCCTTCATTAAATCCGCCACAATTAAATCAATATCGACTTCGTTTTCACTCACAATAAACCGCTCCAAAAATTGGTCAACCCACTCAGATTTGATCAAAATCAGCCCGCTCGGTAATCGGCTAAATCTTAGTTTATGTTTCAACCACTTTCTAAGAGTACGCTCCGAAACATCTGCGTATTTTGCCGCGTGCTTAACCTTTAGCCAATTTTGCTGCATTTATAATCAACCTCCACCCTGCGGGGCTATAATAAGCGTATAAGTCCATATAAGGCATTAAACGCATGTAAGCATTTGAATTTAAAACTAATCTAATTATTTTGATTGATTGTTTTCTCTGGACTATTTATTCTGTGAGATGTTGCTGGGAAAAGAGATTTACTGCTTTTTCTGGGCGTAATTATGACAAAATTTAGAATATTAAGCAACCACTTATGTCTCGATGATTTTAGATTGTTGGACATTATGTGACATTATGTGACAATTTAGGGGAATTTGTGCAAATTTGTAAAGTTCTTGCATTACATCGTGAAGCCAATGGGACTTAAAACCATGCCCCTTTGATGCAGTTCTTACTGCTTTCTGCCAAACTTGGCATGGTAATTTATTACTCAATGTTCCTCTAATGTTCCACTAAAAAGATTTTCGTTCATTTTAAACTTGTAATATTAAATACTTACAAGCGGTAGCCGGTGGTTCAAATCCACTCGCCCCGACCATATCTTTTAATTATCTTTATTCTTATATTATTTCTCTGCGTTTAATAGATCGACTGCAAGAAAACCGCGGTAAACTTTCCTGATTATACCTGTAAA